AGCAGAGCAGACAGTTGCTCGCCATGAAGCCCATGAGAAGGCTATGGCTAAGTCTCCTTGGATTAGAGAAACTATCCAAGCCTATAGAAATGCTACACCAGAGCAGATTGCTATGGCTCAAGAATTATTAAAAAAGAGAGGGCTTATTAAATGATTACATTGTCATGCCGACTATGCGATACTAAGATGTCAAGCAAAAACTTTGCTATTGATGATGTCATCACCTGCCCTAGTTGTTGGAAAGATTAGGGCGTACGACTCTAAGATCTTAGAGGGTACTAGTGTGCTCACTAATTAAAGCACATTTTTTGTACAGATATATGTATCATACACGTATAGAAAATATTCAGATTTTGGTCAAACCCCACATCCAAAATTTTTCAGATTTTCACGGGATATGATAGAATACATCTATGGCTATACTAAATAACCTAGATAACGACAAACCACTATTTGAGACAGAATCATCTTCTCTGGCTATAAAGGTTTTTTCAGAAACCTGTTGCAATGGATGTTCTTGCAAATCTGAATCAGATCACAAACCAGAATAAAAGGTTTTATATTATAACTATTTGTTATATATAAAATTCAACGGTATATAAAACCTACCATTTTCCAACGGGACACTTAGCATTTTGCAACATAGACTTAGCAGCCATAAAACAACCACACTTCTGGCATGTTTGTGTCCTTGGTCTAAAGAACTCACAGCCTTTACAAATCTCTAGTCTGGCCGATGCTACCTCTTCTGGCGACCTTGGAGATCCATTAAATAAGTCCCATGGTTTTACGTCATCGCTCATATATTCTATTATAGCCTATAAGGATATATTAATCCAGTGTTTGACAATGTTAGGCATTATATGCCATATGTTGTCAGGGGGAGGTTTGTATACTCTATTTTCGGCTTAATTCGTATCCCGCCGAATTTAAAATAAATATAATGTATAATAGTGTTATTATGACAGCAACTGACTGGGCTCAATTTATTCTCGCTTTGCTTTCAATTGGCGCAATTATAATTGGGGCGATTCGCTGGTACATAAAGATTCAAGTTAAACCTATCGTCGAAGCCGTAGAAGATATCCGCGCCGAAACTAAAACTAACGGCGGAACCAGTATGCGTGATGAAATTAAATCGATTAAACTTGAGCAAGAAAATGCTAGAGAAAAGCGTAAGGCAACTAGTGATAAACTTGATCATATGTACGAAGTGTTATTAGACTTTGTTTCTCGTTCTAAATAACTACTATATATAAACTATCTTTTAAAAACCTTAACTATAGTATATTCTTTTCTTATATATATTTAGTATACACTATTCAATACCTGGCTAAAATAGACTTATAGTTACAAAACGGACATACAGTATTATAACGATTTGATAACTCTTTTATATACCTGGTGCTTTACGCTTAATTATGGCATATATAACCTTTTGTTATAAACCTTTATTTACTGGCATAAATTAATGTTATAATGTGAAGGCTGGCACTCTAGGTTGCTACCCCCACCCTACGGCGCCTAGGGTGTCCAGTTATGAATTATGGTATAATCGATATTATGTGTACCCCTACAACCGAAAAACTTGGTGCCACACCAGCCAACATTCAATGGAACGTTGTTCGTGGAGATACCGCAACACTTAAAGTAGAATTTTTTGAAGATGATGAGGTTACACTTTATGATACTTCTGGTTGGACCTTTGAGGCAACATCTTATGATCCATTATCGGATGTTTTAGATTTATTAACGATAGAGTCCTATGAAGACGGCGTTATTTATATTATTGCAAAAGGAGAAATTACAAAAAATTGGGGCGGAACAAAATATAAACCAGTTGTTGCAGAGTTAAGATTTGATCTTCAAGCCACAATTCCTGGAGATGGTGTATCTGGTGGCGGAGGAGATGAAGTTACTCAGTGGACACCAGTCGTTGGAACAATTTGTGTAATAGGTGATGTAAGCGGTACGTTATGATAGTTAAAGTAACTCCAGCCCAAGTTAATATTCCTCCTGTAGTTAAAGTTGGAACTAAGGTTTACAGAACACAGTCAAAGTAAAGGGGTAGTCTATGGCACAAAGCATGGAGTCCCCGCAACCCCTTAAAAGAAAAGGGTATTCTCAAGCAATTCAAGAATCAGAGTTACAACAACCCCCAGATTTAAGAGAGTATATTCCTGTTCCTGGACTAACTGGCGAAAGAGGCGAAAGAGGCCTTAAGGGTGATCCAGGAGAAAAGGGCGATGCTGGTCCGCAAGGTCCAAAAGGTGATACAGGTAAGGCTGGTCCGCAGGGACCCCGTGGTGAGCCAGGAAAGAGCGTAGGAGGCCAAGATGTAGGACCTGGTAAGTATCTAGGATGGGCACATTATAAAAATAAAAAAGATTTAGCAACAAGGCTTGGTCCAGAAAAAGGAAATGATGGTTGGGTCTTTCCTAAGTTTGAATTAGATGTAGATGGATCAAACAGTGAGCATATGTTAGATGAGCATAACTCTTTAGTTTTATTAGATTCTAATATGTTAAGTTTTAGATCCTTGAAAATTGGGGCAAAGGTAGATATACGATATGATTTTGAGATTACAACATATTCAAACTATACAGAGTTGTGGGTAAGGCTCTTTAGTGAAAAATATGAAAACCTTCCAACCTCGTATGTGGCAAACTTTAAATATCAGTACTCCTATGACATGTCATTTTTTCAAACACTGTATGTAGATACCTCAAAAGTTAAAACCTCTGTTATTAGACCTGAGTTTCGGGCAGATACTGAAAGTTCTATAGTTTTAAAAGGCATGTATATAAGCGTGTCTTAGTGGTATAATAAAGTTAGGAGGAATAATGGCATTTCCAGGCACATATAATTTTAGTTACTACCGTGGTGATACGTATCAATTTGTCATCCGTCCAAAAAACGCAAATGGAACAACATTTTCCCTTGATGACTATGCTGGCAACGCAGACTTTACAATAGCCAATCAGCGTGGTAGTGCTGGAACTCAGATCAACGCAACTGCAACGGTAAATACAACAACAGACATTGTCACTTGTACTATTACTGGAGCACAAGGCAGAGAACTTGTTGCTGGAACAACATATGTTTATGATGTTCAAATTGATAATGGAGCGGGTGTTATTTTTACACTTTTGACAGGATCTATTACAGTCACAGATGATATTACTGGAGCGGTTTAATGCCAGATGTAGTATTATCTAATGACGACTTAACTGTTTTATCTGGACCAGAAGTAATTGAACTTCTTGTTGATATTGGTCCAACTGGAACTCGTGGTAGCAAAGTTTTTGTGGGTGTTGGAAATCCAAACTCAGTTAACCTATCAACAAAAATATTAAACGACCTATACATTAACTCTGCCCCTGGAGCGGACTATGGATATTTATACCAATATGTTTCAGAACCTGGTGGAGATACTTGGGTTGAGGTTTTAAAAATTAGTCCCTCAATTTATTCAAAAAATTATGTTGTAACCTTTGCATCTGGAACAAGTGCAGATACTGGAAGTGGAACAATTGTTATTCCAATAACAGATATAACGGCAGTTACTGGTTTGGACGCAGATAATTTTAGTGTTCAGTATTCTATTGTCAATGCAAAGCCTTTAGCCTCCAGCCTTGCTTCAGTTACAATTTCTTCAACAAACCTAGTTATAAATCTTCAAGCCTCAGAATATGACGGCACATGGGGACCTTTTGATGCAGAAGTTTTAGTACATCTATTTATTTCGGTTGTGATATAATGAATGAGGTGAAATGACATGGCATCTGAATCGATTGGCGCACTTTATCCCACACAAATACCTGGGTATGCAGACAATGCTGACATTCAAGAGGCATTTAGACTCTACCATTACGGATCTTCAGCATATAGCACAGCAAATGCAAACACAGCAAACCTTGTAAACCCATCCGTTGCTTACACTTTAAATAGCCTACAAGAACAAATTAGTTCTGCTGCTGGCTCAATAGCAACTTCTTTTGTAAATGCAAAGGGAGATTTAATTACTGCATCTGCAAATGATACTCCATTAATTTTAAGTGTTGGAAGCAATGGAAGAATTTTAAGTGCTAATAGCGCAACCGCAAGTGGTTTAGAATGGATTACTACATCAGGTATAACTTCTGTTGGAATTTTAGCATCTTTAGCAGTAACTGCAAACGTTGTTTATCATATTGATACAAATGCACAGGCTGCATCCTATACTGTAGTTTTAGCAGATGATGGAAAAATAGTAGAGGTTGGCTCTGCATCTGCAAATACTTTAACAGTTCCCACAAATGCTTCTGTAGCATTTCCAGTAGGCACACAGATTACTGTTATTCAAACTGGTGCAGGCCAAACCACAATTACTCCAGTTTCTGGAACTGTAACAATTAATGCAACCCCAGGATTAAAACTTCGTACACAGTGGTCATCTTGTGTGCTTATTAAACGAGCAACAAACACTTGGGTAGCACTCGGCGACTTGGTGGCTTAATATGCCAGTCAACAGTGGATCGCAGGCATCTGCTGGTCGTCAACCAGGAACCCCTATAATTGGAACTGCAACAGCAGGAAATGCAAGTGCTTCTATTGCCTTTACTTCTCCAGAATACACTGGTAAACCAAATACATCTTTAACTTATACAGCAACAACAACTCCAGGTTCAGTTGTTGGAACAAGTTCTTCTAGTCCAATATCGGTAACTGGATTAACAAATGGTGTTTCTTATACTGCTGTTGTTAAATTAAATAATACCGTTCAAGATTCACTTAACTCTTCAGCAAGCAATTCTTTTACACCAGTTGCTCCTGCTCCTGCACCTGTTACACCACCTGTTGTCCCACCTGTTGTCCCTCCAGTTACTCCTCCAGTTACACCACCTGTTGTCCCTCCAGTTACTCCTCCAGTTACACCACCTGTTGTCCCTCCAGTTACTCCTCCAGTTACACCACCTGTTGTCCCTCCAGTTACTCCTCCAGTTACTCCACCACCAAACGTTTGTAGCACACCTGGATGTGATACGTTTGGATATTCAGGTTCATCTGCTGCCTGTGCTAACTGCCAAAATTGTGTAAATAGCGGTGGAACTTGGACAGGAAGCAGTTGCTTCTCATAAGCAGCAGTATGATACACTTTAAATAAAAGAAAAGGAGAAAAAATGACAATTAAAAAATTTGCGGGAATTGTAGATGGAGATGTATTTACAGTAATAACCGTAGACACAGAGTATCAAGGATCTGATGGAGAAGGCGGAGAAAGAATAGTTGCTGGACTTTCATCTAATCCTATTTTTATAGAGATTCCATCCGAACTTGATGTAGATATTAGTTGGACATGGAATGGCACCCAATTCGTAGAAGGGTAACTTCTAATGACTGAAAAATCTGCATGGCAAAAATATAAAGAAAACCTTGGTGATGTAAGACCATGGGATTTAATAAATAAAAATACACAGTGGGCTGATGACTTACTGGCAAAAGAAAGATATAACATTTGCTTATCTTGTCCAGAACTAATAAAATCAACAAAGCAATGCAAAAAATGTGGATGTTTTATGGCAGGAAAAACTAAACTACAACTAGCAGTGTGTCCAATAGGAAAGTGGTAATATGAAAGAATTAGCACCAGGAGTCGTAGTATTTGAAAATGTATTTCTTGAATCAATAGAATATATAAAAAAAATAGAAGAAGCAGGAATTTCTTGGAGACCTGCAGAAGTTCTTGTTGATCAAAATGAAAATAAATCTGAAACAAATACAAAGGCCAGAGATACTGATATTATTATGCTTCCTCATCATGAAAGTAATGAATCTGGAATCCTTGCTGATTTTGTAAAAGAGTTTCATAAAGAAATGAAGGCATGTTTAGATCAATATACAAGTCATTATGCTGCAACTATAGAAAAGTTTGAGAATCCACAATTGCTTAGGTATGGAAAAGAACAGAAGTTCCATGACCACATTGATGATCATCCGTTTTTTACTCGCAGAATATCTTTAACATACTACCTAAATGACGAATATGAAGGTGGCGATGTTGAGTTTAAAAGACATGGCCTTAGATTTAAAGCAAATAAGAATGATCTTCTTATATTCCCATCAAACTTTATGTACAACCACGAAGTCCACCCAGTAACAGACGGACTTAGATATGTGGTAGTTCAGTGGATGGCCTAGGATATGGACATAAAGAATTGGTTTAAAGGCCAACTTAATCTTATAGAAATAGAAGTATACTCCTATTGCAACAGAAAATGTTGGTTTTGTCCTAATGCCTATATAGACAGACATTCTGACAATAATGTCATGCCAGAAGAAATGTATTTATCTATACTTAATCAGTTATCAGAAATAGATTACGATAAAGAAATTACCTACAGCAGGTACAATGAGCCATTAGCCTATAGAGAAATAATTCTAAAGCGTATCTCTCAGGCCAGAGAAATCTTGCCAAAGGCAAAACTTAGAACTAATACAAACGGTGACTATGTTACCCCTGACTATATTCATGCTCTTAGAGACGCAGGGATTAATGAGTTGTTTATTCAACAGTACCTGGCAAATAATGAACAATACGACCATGCTAAGATGAAGAAGCGTATGAAGCAAAAGATAAAGATGCTTCGTGTTGACTATGTAGTTATTTCTGACATAGATAATCATAGAATTGAATATGATCTAATAATAGATGGGATAGTCGTACATCTAAGAGCAAGGAACTTTGCTGTAGAAGGAACTTCTAGAACTGAAAAAGTTGCGGGATTTAACGAAGAGTATGTAAGAACAAAGGCATGTACACAACCATTCAAGAATATGTACATAGACTACAATGGTAGCGTAATGGTATGTTGTAACACAAGATCAGATGTGCCTGAGCATAAAAATGGAATTATGGCTCATGTAAATGATGCTCCATTGTGGGAAATCTACAGAAATGAAAAGTATAAGCCTTGGAGAGATCATCTGGAGAAGGATGGGCCCAAGTCTGGAATTTGTGCGGGATGCAAAATAGATCTAAAGGTAGAGGAATTTTAATGAATAACATAACATATTCTAGTATAGAAGAGTCTAAGTTTCTTGACTTTAACTTTAACAATCTTAATATACATAATTTAAAAATTGATAACAATACAGACCCAATAACATATAATGGTCAAGTATTCTTATTTTCTATGTTTCTTCCATATGGACATTCTTTGATGGATGTTTATGCTCAATATAAAATTCTTAAATTAAAGTATCCACAACTAAGACCAGTACTATTTGAAGACTCATCAAGAGGGCTTTGGGCTAGAAATAACAATATCTCTAAAGACCTTGTTGAAATTCTTGACTACAAAGAAGAAATAATAGACATATCCACAAATACTTATGTATTTGATGAAGCCATAATGTTTTTTGATGTTTCAGATACACTACCAATTCAAAGATATGTTCCGTTTTGTAATTGCTATATGGGCACGGAACCATGTGGAACAAGTGAATGGTTTAAGTACAACTACTTAGCCATAGATATTATAAGAAAAGATCTTGAGTTATATATAGACTTAGATAAGTTTAGAAAAATATTTATTTCTAGAGAAAAGTATAATCAGAAGTATCTTAAAATAATGGAAGAATCTAGATCAAAACAAAGATATTATAAAGAAGAGAAAAGACTAGAAGACTTTTTTAGATCACAAGGATACGAAATAGTTTATGCTGAAGACTATGGACTTATAGAACAAGTTAAACTATTTAGTCAAGCAAAAATAATAGCAAGCGTTTCTGGGGCAGGACTGTTTAATCTACTCTGGGGAAACGAAGAAACAAAAGGTATAGAAATAATGGTTAATCCATTATATAGATATCACTTTAAAGAGTTTGGAAACTATGTTAAAATAAACTATGTTCAAATAGATTCCAGAAGAGACTCTTTTGAAGAAATGATAGAAAAACTAAAGGCTGAAATCTAGGGATATAGGAGAAAATAATGAAAGTTAAAGTAGACACAAGATCAATTAAAAACTTCCTTCCAGCAGAACTGTTTGAGAAGGTAAAGAAACAATTGCTTGAAATGAATTTGGGACCACATGGACCACATTTCTATCACACAGTTGCAGGTAGATGGTTGGAAGAGGTACATTTTGATGCTGAAACAGAAGCAGAAATTTTAGAAATAGCAAAGAAGACATTTGGCTCCGACACTATTCGTAGAGCAGGGTTCCATACTGGAAGATACCAAAAACAAAACGGTATTAAGCCACAACTATGGAAGCACTATGATCAATCAGCCTGCCAGTATTCGCTAGATATTTGTATTGACAAAAACGTTGACTGGCAATTAGCAGTAGATGATGTTTTCTATAATGAGCAGCCAAATGACTGTATTGTTTTTTGTGGTAATGACAGTATGCACTGGAGACCAGAGTTTCCATCAGAAGATGAAGACAAGTTTGTGCATCTACTATTTATGCAATTTGCAGAGCCTGATCACTGGGCATTTACTCCAACAGGACATGCTGAAAACTCATGGAAGTCTGATTTTAAATTTAGAGCAAAGATGGGATATTGGTCACAGCCAGACTATAGTAACAATAGGCCAATCTGTAAATGTTGTGATTACCGTCCCGTTCTAAACTTTGAAGAAAAGTATCAATTAGAGAAGCACCTATGGGAAACTCCTTGATTTATTCTTTAGGTTAAAAGTTAAGAGTGGATAGACTAAGCCCCTCATATAAAATATGATATAATAAACCTATTAAACTTAGGAGATAGTGACCAATGGCTATAGCAACTAAGGTTCTAACAAGGGCCATATTCGTAAATACCTCAATTCTCCACGCAAAGAAAGTGGAGAAAGCATAATGGCATCAACAGTATTTCCTGCCGCTGGCGGCGGCGTAACTCAAAAAGTACAAGAATTTACAAGCACTGGAACATTTACTGCTCCATCTAACACAACTTCTGTACAGGTATTTCTAGTTGCTGGAGGTGGTGCAGGTGGTGGCGTTAATGGTTCAGCATCCGACTCTTATGCTAGTGGGGGAGGCGGTGGTGGTGGTGTTATTGAAAAAATGCTTTCTGTTACGCCTGGCACTAGTTATACAGTAACAATTGGTGCTGGAGGTACTGGAGGTACAGGTCAAGGTGCAAATGGTGGAAACACTACATTTGGTTCATTAGCAACTGCCAATGGAGGTGGCGGTGGTGGAACTGGCAAAGCCGCTAACTCTGCATCAAATGGTCTTAATGGCGGTTCTGGCGGAGGCGGTGGTGCTCACGACGGCGGTGCTGGTTCTGCTCACCTAGGTGGTGCTGGTGGTGGTGCTGGTGGTAGTGCAACAATGTCAAATTTACTCGGTAATGGTTCTGGGGTTCAATTTCCATCCTTTTTCAAACCTGGTCGCCCTACTGCCACTTCATCAGGCGGAATGGGAAACTGGGGATTTTTTAATCAAGTACAATATCAGTGGTTTACTCATGGTATTGGTGTAAATGGATTTGGTTCTGGCGGAGGCGGTGGTGGAACTGGTTACAATTTTATTGAGTTAGGCCCAACTCCAGGTGGTGTTCTAAATGCCGTTGCTGGTGTGATTGCAGGAAATTCGGCAACCGCAAATACGGGAAATGGTGGCGGTGGTGGAGCAGGAAATCAAAATGCTGGAACTGCTAATGGTGGTAATGGTGGTTCAGGTTATGCAACAGTTACTTATTGGAGTTAATTATGGAACAACACTATGTATTTCTTAAAAACAATGTGGTAGAACAAGTAGCAGTATTTGCTTCACAAGATGAAGCATTGGCTGATGCAGTTGCAGTTGAGCACGGATATGATGATGCAGTATGGGTAGGAACTAATGCCCCTGCTATGTGGTCAAGTTACAACGGTACGGAATTTACTCCTCCAACCGATGAATATTTAATATCAATTGGGATTATGAATCCCGTTGTAGAAACACCAACAGAGGAGATCTAAAATGGCATCAACAGTATTTCCTGTTGCAAGCGCAGCAGGTTTTGACCAAAGCAAATTAACTTTACAACAAACAATTACATCAACAGGCTCTGTAACAATACCCGCTGGTATTACTTGGGTTTACGCAGTTGTTGTTGGCGGTGGCGGTGGTGGAAGAAACAATGGCAGTAGCGCTGCAGGTGGTGGCGGAGGTGGAGCAGGTGGAGTCAACATTGGTTGGACACGTGCTGCATCAACTTGTATTATTGGTGCTGGTGGTTCTGCTCAAGCAAGAGGCGGTTTTACTACATATGGTTCAATTATAAGTGGTGGTGGTGGTGGCTGTAATGAATCTGATAGTGCAGTTAAATCAGGGCTTTTGGGCGGGGCTGGAGCAGGCGGTTCAGGTAATAATTCAGTAGGTGGTAATAGTGGTGTTGGATTTTTTGGTCAGATGAATGCAACTGGCGCAGTTGCAGGAAACAATGGTAATACAGCATCTGGAGGTTCAGGTGGTGCAGGTGCTCCAGTAGAAACTGCAGGATATACTGGTGGTGCAGGTTTATCTGGTGGCGGTGGTGGTTCAGGCGGTGGCCACAATGGTTACAGTGGCAACGCTGGCGGTATAGGTGGTAACGGAACATTCTGTGGTGGCGGAGGTGGAGGCGGAAGCAATGGCGCTTCTAACTCTAGCGGTGCTGCTGCTGGTGCTGCTGGTGGAAGTGGCTTAGGTGGTGCTGGTGGTACTGCTGGAGCGGGAAATGGTAATGCAGCAGGAGGCGGTGGCGGAGGTGCTGGTGTTATAGCAGCAGGAAGCGCTGGTGCTGCTGGTGTTACTTCTTCAGCAGCAGGTGCTGGTGGTGCTGGTGGTTCTGGCGGTGGAGGCGGTGGCGGCGGCGGCGGAATTTTTAACGGTCTCGGCGGCGGCGCTGGCGGCACAGGAGGTGCTGGATGTATTTTAATTTACTACTAGGAGATAAGTAATGAAAAATTTTGCAATGATTAGCAACTCAAGAGTTGAAAACATTATTGTTTGTGACTCTCTTGAAGTTGCAGAAGCAGTAACTGGTAAAACTTGCGTTGAATATACATTAGATAATCCTGCCCATATTGGACTTGGTTATGACGGAACAAGATTTGAACAACCAGCAGAAGATCCTGCTTAATAATTAAACAAAATAAAAACCCCCAAGGATTTCTCCAAGGGGGTATTTTATTACCTAAAATTATCTAGGAAACTTCTTCATCCATTCTTTGGTCCTTGGAGTAATACCCTTCCAAGAAGACCAGTCGTTTCCACCATTGGACATATAGTATGCAATCTCCGCATTTTTTACGGGATTAAACAATTCAGCGTTAGAGTCAAGATCAAACTTATCTCGTCTATCTGGACCCAGTGTATCAATCATGTTAATTTGGAACATTCCATATGAGGAGTCCCCAGTCTTATGGTTTCCGTTAAATGCTAAGGGACGACCATTAGATTCTTTCTTAGCAATAGCCCATGCTACTACTAAGTCGTTGCCTTTGAATCCCACCAAAGAAAGCAACTTCTTTAATTCAATATCTGTAAGATTTGTTTTGTTTTCATAACGTTCTAACATTTTTGCTTTAGAAACAACAAAAGCCACCTTGTGGGTGGCAGCAGGGTTTTCAGCCTGTTTAATTAGTAAGTTGTTTTCCGTAGTTGATGCATTGGCAAAGTTGCTAAATGGTGCCACAACCCCAACCAATGCTAGGATTCCAATCCAAGCCTTTTTATCTCTTCTCATAATAAAAACCTCCTAGAGACTAAAAATGCTACTTGTTAGTAGCATGTATTAATTATAACATGAATTTGGCTTCAAAGTCAAACTTTAGGTAACATTTCTATAACTTTTTAATTTCCATGTGGGAAAGTGGTATAATAATAAGTATTATGGCTACTGGCGCAACTACAACTTATGATCTTCCTTATCCCGTTTTAACTGACCCTGTAAATGTCCATGAGGATATTCAATCATTGGCAGAGCGTATTGAAGATGTTATTTCAAACGTGGGCCTTCCTTTTATTTCTCTTGAAGTTAGAAATACAACAGGGGCAACAATTGCAAAGGGAACTCCTGTATATATTTCAGGGTACTCAACAAAACCATTAATTGCAAAATGTGATTCAGACGATTTAACAACTTTTCCAATGATAGGAATAACACAGGCAGCGATTTCAACTGCTACAGATGGTGTTATTATTGTATCTGGAGTGTTTGAAAATATTGACACTTCTTCTTTTACCGCTGGAAATATACTTTATGTTGCAAATGGCGGAGGTCTTACAAACTCAATTCCTGCTGGTGGATCAGGAGCAGTTGCAGTAGTTGCAAAAGTAAATGCTTCAACTGGTGTAATTATTGTTGGCTCAGTTGGTGGCAACGGAACTTGGGGGGCATTGAAAAATGGACTTGCCTAATGGTATAATTTAAAAATGGCTACATTAAGAGACCAATCACAAAGCGCATATGCTGTAGGATTAAAACCTCCAACCGTTACTTGGACGGTAGTTAGAGGAGACACAGCAGCCTTTAGAGTATACGTTGCAGATGATAACAAAGACCCACTTGTTATAGAAGACTGGACAATTGCCATGGAGATTAAAAGACCAGATACAACCCCTGGAGAGTTTACAGATAATGCAGAACTAGTTGTTGAACTTGAACCCATTCCAGCAGCAACTGATGCTGAAGGAGAGTTTACGGTTTCTTTAACTGCAAATGAATCCGTGTTGTTAGAGACTGGTGATATTTTTGATATTGAGTTAAGAGATGCTTCAAGAGTTTGGACAGTTGCCCGTGGAACAATGGTTATTATTGAGGATGTAACAAATAGCGAAGTAGTTTCATAACTATGGCTTTAGCAATCATTCTTGATGAGAACTTGCAAAAAGCAAAAACACTTAAGTCAGTTAGTTACCCCATAGCAAGTGTAATTCCAATAACAAGAGGGGTTAAAATAAATGAAGTCCTACCTTTTAGAGTAAGGTTTACAACAATAGGCCTTGCTGGGGCAAATGCAAATGTTCCAGGAATTGGATTGCAAATTATTGGAATCAATAACTATATACTCTAAAATATATGATATAATTCAGACATGGCTAAAATATCATTATCAAGCGTAAAGGCCCTGTTTCAGACAGGTGATAGACCAACTCAAGCAGACTATGTTGATTTAATCGACACAGCAGCAGCACTTTCAACAGACCTTGGCTCTGCAGGTAATAACGAGTCAACAATCAACGGTATTGAAAACGCAACCGTATTTGATAACTTTTTAGCAAGTGAATTTAGATCAATGAGATACATAATCTCAATTAAAAAGACTTCTGACGGCGCAAATAAGTTTTACGCCACAGAGATGAATATTCTTGTAGATGGAACAGATGTTTCAGTTACAGAGTATGCAACAGTAGACAATGATGGGAATATTGGCACCATCTCCGTGTCTAGAGCAGGCGATACAGTTTCACTAACTGTTACACCTGTGGGTGGAATAACCCCTATAACTCTACGCTTCATGCGTATGGGATTAAAGGCTTAACTAAGGAGATAATATGGCAACAGTAGTAAAAGATTTTAGATTAAAGGCTGGATTAGTAGTTGAGGGCGCAACCGCAACCGTTGAAGGCCATGATGTTCTTACAAAGAAAATTGTAGATGCAAAAGGTGATTTACTAGTTGGTACTGCAGATAATGCAGTATCCCGTGTCGCCGTTGGAACAAACGGATATGTCCTTACTGCAGACTCTGCTGAAACAGGCGGACTCAAGTGGGCAGCACCTGCAGCAGTTGGTTCATTTGATTCAAGCATTGTTTTTGAAGGTGCTACAGCAAATGATCATGAAACCACTCTTGCAGTAGCAGACCCAACTGCAGATCGTACAATCACACTTCCAGATGCAACTGGAACAGTAGTTTTAAAAGACACAACAGATACACTAACAAATAAGTCAATTTCACTAACAACAAACGCTGTTACTGGTACAAAAGCAGAGTTTAACGCTGCAATGTCAGATGCAGATTTTGCATCACTTGCTGGTAGCGAAACACTAACCAGCAAAACAATTTCACTATCAAACAATACAATAAGTGGAACAACTGCAGAATTTAATACTGCTCTTACCGATGATAACTTTGCTACCCTCACAGGTACTGAGACTCTTACAAATAAGACACTTACATCACCAACATTGACCACACCCGCACTTGGAACCCCAGCATCAGGAACAATGACAAATGTAACAGGACTTCCAGTAGCAACTGGTATTTCAGGTCTTGGAACTGGCGTAGCAACATTTCTTGCTACACCATCTTCTGCAAACCTTGCAGCAGCACTAACTGATG